CCCGGCCCCGGGCCCGGTCGAGCCGCCTGCACCGGCTCCCGCCCACGGGCCAACCCCACCGCGGGGCCCCGGCCGACGACTCCCGGCCGGGGCCCCGCGCCCCCCACCTCGCACGAGGAGACACCGTGCTGCGCTTCCATCGCGCCGTGTACGTCGTCGACGGCGTCCGCAAGCAGACCACCTGGTGGCAGTTGGGCGACCGCATCCTCCGGCACCGCACCCGGGCCGTCTGACCCGCCCCACGTCCCCCCGACCCTCACGGGAGACCCCGCATGCCCGCCGTCTACATCGACACCCGTGACGTCCCCCTCGACGAGCTGACGCCGTTCCCCGGGAACGCCAAGCGGGGCCGCCCGGACGAGATCCTCGTCAGCCTCCGCCGTAACGGCCAATACCGCGGCCTCGTCGTCCGGCAGACCGGCGGCGCGCTCATCGTCCTCGCCGGCAACCACACGTTGCAGGCCCTCAAGGCCCACGGGCCGGGCCGCTGCGAGTACGCCGACCACGAGGACGCGCCGTGTGGCATGTGCGCGGACGGCACGTGGGACGGCACCACCGCCCGCTGCGAGATCATCGACTGCGACGACCAGGACGCGCGCCGTATCAACCTCGCCGACAACCGGCTGGCCGAGCTCGGCGGGTACGACAATGATGACCTCGCCGAACTCCTCTCCTACATGGACGGGGACTACGCCGGTACCGGTTACAGCGAGGCCGACGTCATGCGGCTGATCACGCCGCCGGACGTCGACGACCTCCTCGACGGCGACGGCGAGGACGCGGAGCCTGCGGAGGCGCCGTCGCTCGCGGAACGGTTCCTCATCCCGCCGTTCGACGTCCTCGACGCCCGACAGGGATGGTGGCGCACCCGGAAGCGGCAGTGGCTGTCCCTCGGCATCGTGTCGGAGGTCGGCCGCGACGGGAACCTCGCCTTCGCCGACGTGTCGATGGCGGACCCGGACTACTACCGGAAGAAGGAAGAGGCGCAGCAGCAGGCAGGCCGCGCCCTGACGAACGCCGAGTTCGAGGCCGACTACTACACGCCGCTCGATACGTCATGGAGTGGCGGAACGTCGGTGTTCGACCCCGTCATGTGCGAACTGGCCTACCGCTGGTTCTCCCCGCAGGGCGGCACGGTCCTCGACCCGTTCGCGGGCGGTTCCGTCCGCGGCCTCGTCGCCGGCATCCTCGGCCGCCCCTACCGTGGAAACGACCTGCGGCCGGAGCAGGTGGAGTCGAACCGGGAGCAGCGCGACGCGTTCGCCCGGCGCGGCCTCCTCGCCGCCGACCCGGAATGGACGATCGGGGACTCCGCGGACTGGGTCACCACCCTGGAGCCGGAGAGCGCCGACATGGTGTTCACCTGCCCGCCCTACTACGACCTCGAGGAGTATTCCTCGAACCCGGCCGACCTGTCGGCCATGTCATACGACGACTTCGACGCCGCGTACGCCCGGATCATCGCCGGTGCCGCCCGCGCGTTGAAGGCGAACCGGTGGGCAGTGTTCGTCGTCGGTGACGCCCGCGACAGCAAGGGTGCGCTGCACGACCTGCGCGGCTCCACGGTCCGCGCCGCGACGGCTGCGGGACTCACCTACGCCTCCGGTGGCGTCCTCGTCACCCCGGTCGGGTCCACGGCCATCATGGCCGGGAAGGTGTTCACCGCGACCCGAGGTCTCGGCCGCGTCCACCAGGACGTGCTCGTGTTCTGCAAGGGCAGCCGCTCCCTCGCCGCGCAGGCATGCGGCGACGTCGACGTCCACCTCCCCGACGGCGCCGCCGACGCGTTCGCCGATGCTGAGGACGACGACGAGAACCTTCCCGAAGCGGCTTGAAGAAGCCCCCACACCTTCCGCATCATGTAGCTACACGCAAGCTACTGACCTGGGAGAACGTGATGGGACTTGCCCGCGACCTGACCATGGGAAGCCGTCGCCCCCGCCGGAACGGGATCGCCGCAAACCCCGACTACGCCGCCCTGCGTCGCCTCACCCAGGCTGCCGCCCCGGACACCGACCTCATGCGCAGCATCCTCGAACGCGTCGGGGCCAGCCCGGCCCGGATGCGTTTCAAGGAGGGCGCCATCTACATCGAGGCGTGCAAGCGGTACCGGGAGATCACCGGCGAGGACTTCGGGCCCCGCCTCGGCACCTACTGACCCACCTCACTGCATCGCGGCTGCGGCCCGCACCCCGTCACCGGGTGCGGGCCGCAGCCGTGTTCCCCTCACGAGGAGGCCGGCCGTGTCCGACGAGCCTCACGACGACCCGACGGCCGGGCAGGCCCTCGCCCTGGCCCTCGCCGGCGTCGACTGGCACACCATCGCCGACCGCCTGAACTACGCCGACCCCGCCGACGCCCTCGACGCCGCTATGGCGGTCGCCGAGACGCAGTACGACGGCCCCCCGGCCGACCCGCAGCGCATCCTCGAGGTACTCCGCCTCAACCGGTTGCAGGCCGCCGTGTGGAAGGACGCCATGAAGGGCGACCTCAACGCCGTCTCCACCGTCCTGAACATCCAGGACCGGCGCGTGCGCACCCTGCGCCTCAACCAGAGGAGCCGGGATTGAGCCTGCGTCCCGAGCACGCCGAGGACGGCAAGCCGAAGTGCGGCGCGCAGAAACGGCAGGGCGCCAAGGGGGAGACGTGCACGTTCGTCGCCGGCTGGGGCACCGACCACGTCGGCGTCGGCCACTGCCGCCTCCACGGTGGTAACACCCGCACGCAGCGGACGGCCGCCCGGGCGGCGCAGGCCGAGAGCGAGGCCCGGCAGGTACTCGCGAACCTCAACGTCCCCGCCGTCGACGACCCGTTCGCCGCGCTCTCCCGCCTCGCCGGGCAAGTCCTCGCCTGGCAGGAGGCCATCAGCGGCATCGTCAACAACCTCGGCGACCGCGTCCGCTACGAGGGCGCCTCCGGGTCCGAGCAGCTCCGCGCCGAGATCGCCCTGTACGAGCGGGCGATGGACCGCACCGGCCACGTCCTCGGCATGATCGCCAAGCTGAACATTGAGGACCGCATGGCGCGGGTGACCGAACGCCAGGCCGACGCCCTCGTATCCGCGCTTGAGGCGGCACTCGCCGCAGCCGGCGTGACCGGCACCGCCGCCGACGACGCACGGCAGGCCGCGGCCCGCCACCTCCGCGCCGTGTAACCCCCTCATGGAGGCGCCGACGTGTCCAGCGACATGGACGCGCTCGCGCTCGCCGCCGACCGTCTGGAAGGCCGCAGCGCGGCCGCCGACCGCTACCCCACCCCCCACGACCTCGCCAAGGCCCTCGATCCCAAGGTGGTTCGGACCCCGGCCCTGGCCCTCCTCGATCAGAACCTCATCGACGTCGCCGAGGGCCGCTGTAAGCGCCTCATCTGGACCATGCCTCCCCAGGAGGGAAAAGCCAGAGGGTCAGCCGCACGTTCCCGGCGTGGCTGCTGGCCCGCGACCCCGACAAGCGCATCGCGATTGCCTCCTACGAGTTGGGCACCGCCCGGCGGTGGGGCCGCGCGATCCGTAACGACATCAAGGCGAACCGGGACAAGTTCGGGCTGGCCATCCGCACCGACACCTCGTCGGCGCAGGAGTGGCAGATCCAGGACCACGCCGGCGGCGTGTACTCGGTCGGTGTGCAGGGCGCCCTCACCGGCCGCCCCGTCGACGTCCTCATCATCGACGACCCGATCAAGGACCGTGCGCAGGCCGAGTCGCTGGTGTTCCGCGAGCGCGTCTGGGACTTCTGGACCGACACCGCCCGCACGCGATTCGGCCCGGACACCTGCGTGATCGTCGTCCTCACCCGCTGGCATGAGGACGACCTCGCCGGCCGGCTCCTCGCGCAGGACGTGCGCGGCGAGTGGCGGCACATCAACATCCCCGCGGAGGCCGACCACAAGCCGGAGGAGGGGCAGACCGACCCGCTCGGTCGGGCGCCCGGCGAGTTCCTCAAGTCGGCGCGTGGCCGCACCCCGCAGGACTGGCAGGACACCCGGCACGACGTCGGCTCCCGCACGTGGACGAGCCTCTACCAGGGCCGTCCGTCCCCGGAGTCCGGCGACGTGTGGAAACGCCCCTGGTGGCGCCGCTATCAGACGCCGCTGTGGTCGCAGCATCCCGAGCACCCCGACGCGTACACGGTCGAGGAGTTCGACCAGCTCATCATGTCGTGGGACATGGCTTTCAAGGACACGAAGTCGTCCGACTATGTGGTGGGTCAGGTGTGGGGGCGGCGCGGCGCGAACGTCTACCTCCTCGACCACATCCGTAAGCGCCTGTCGTTCACGGACACCCTCGCCGCGTTCCAGGCGATGGTGAGGCGGTGGCCGCAGGCGACGGGGAAGCTCGTCGAGGACAAGGCGAACGGCACGGCCGTCATCTCCACCCTCAAATCGAAGATCCCCGGCATCATCGCGGTCACCCCGACCGAGTCGAAGTACGCCCGCGCGAACGCCGTTGCCCCCGTCATCGAGGCCGGCAACGCGTTCCTCCCGGAGAAGGGCATCGCCCTGTTCGACCCGGAGGAACTGATCGAAGAGGCCGCGTCGTTCCCGAACGCCACGCATGACGACCAGGTCGACGCCACCAGCCAGGCCCTG